AGTTTTCATACAAATCAATATGGTGGTGGAATTGTATGTCAGGGGGCAATGATGACGATTACCCCATTTACTACATTTAATTCAAACTATAGAAAACCATATCGTGATTATTATGAAACACCATATTATGATCAAACGGATATAGTTGGTGATTTTGATGATGATGGCAATCCTATAGGAGATGGCACACCTGATAATCCTGGTAAGATTTTATTTTATCAACAGAACTACTCCGGAACTAATAAAGATAGTTATGCACTGGGTACTGGTATAACTTTAAATTTTTCTATACCTCTTGACAGAGGATTGCAGAAGCAATGTAAAGAAGCTGCTGCAACACAAACTAATATACAAAAACAAAAGCTAAAAAACCTTGAACTTGATTGGCATTTTGCAAGATTAAAACATTGTGGTGAGAAGAAATTAGCTGGTATCCAGTTCGCAAAAGACAGTCCTTATTATAATCTTTGTAAGGATATAGAAGTAGTACCTAAGAAGGGTCAGATTTTACCTCATCAGCACTCTTTGACTTCCGAGAAGTAAGTTTTTTTATAACTTGT